CTTTTGGTTAACCACTTACAAAAGAAAATCTGCGTAACTTTTTAGACCTTATGAAATATCCCTCTTTAGTAACAAAGAAAATAAGCGAGCTTTCACCAGCAAAATACAATCCCAGAAAAATTACTTCCGAGGCTTTGGGTAGGCTCACAAAATCTTTGAGCGAACTTGGGAATCTTCAGCCGATTACTTGGAACGCCAAAACTGGGAACATAGTCGGAGGCCATCAACGGCTAAAGTGCTATTTGGCACTTGGGAAAGATGAGGTAGATGTGTGGGCGGTGTGGTTGGATGAGACGCAAGAGAAAGCGGCCAACCTTGCCCTCAACAAATTGAGTGGTGAATTTGATATGCCTCAACTCAAAGACATCCTAGAGGAACTGGATGCAGGGGAGATCGACATAGACATAACCGGGTTCAGCTTGGATGAGATTGGAAAGATGATGGAGGCAACAAGTCCAGAGGGCGAAGAGGGTGGAGGGGGCGAGAAATGCTTGGCGTGTGGAAAGCCCTTGTGAGAAATGATAAGACAAACAGACCTAGCCTCAAAATGGAATGTCTCAAGGGCGGCCATTTCAAAGTTCGTAAAAGCAGGGATGCCACTCACAAGCGTGAGCGATGCAGAGCGTTGGAAGCTGGCGAATCAAAAGAGGGTGAGCAAGACCGAGATAAGTTCGATACCATACCAGACCTCCTCCGAGCCATCGAAGGGATTGGATGCCGAGTCATACAAATCGACAAGCTCGCTTGGCAGATTGAATCGAGCGAAGCAAGCCGAGGTAGTTGCTTACTCGTTGGTAGCTACGGCGGCCACAAACAAAAACCCGGTTGCGATGAGGTCAGCAGTTCAAGGATGGGGAGAAGCAAAAAAGCGAGTCGCAGAGGCCGAAATGGAACACGCCCGATTCGAGGAAGTAACCAGAGTGCTAGTGAGAATGGACGAGGTGCGAGAAGTGTTCGGCAAATGGCTGGGAGCAATTAGAAACCTAATGGATGCTATGCCTTCGAGCTTGGCCGCACGAGCAAACCCCTCCGACCCCGAATGTGCTAAAAGGGCTATCCAAGAGGGCATCGATCAAATCTTTGTGACCATTCAAAAAGCAGAGGGAGCATTCAAATGAACGAGTGCTTCATTGTTTTGCTGGTAGCAATCGCAATCCTTGGCATAGTGCTTCCATTCTTTGACCGATGAAAACCACCAAGCCTACAAGAATAGCGTTGGCATACTGCCCTAGAACTAGCCACTCCACTCTTTATGTTCCGGGTCGTGGGCAACTAAAAAACTTTGAAGAAGAATATGGATTCGCTATGTGCGTGGGATGTTGCTCTAAAGAATACCCAAAGACTAGGCAGGGCGTTGGAAGATACTGGATGGTTCACTTTCATCACGCAGTTGTTAGGGACAATGCAGACCCAGTCGCACTTCACAAAACCCTTATGCAGATACCAGAGTTTAGGGATTTATGTGCCCACGATGTTCCATTCTTCGATCAATGAAACCCTCTCCACTCAAACGCAAAACCCCTCTCAAGCGAGGCGGGAAACTACGCCGAGTTTCTGCAAAAAGAAGAGGCCAGAACGAAGTCTATAAAGATGTTCGAGAAAAGTTTTTAACGAATAACCCAGTCTGCCAAGTCTGCAAGTACAAGATGGCGAGCCAAGTTCACCATAGGCGAGGAAGGTTCGGGGATAGGCTAAACGAGGTAGAGTTCTTCTTGGCGGTATGCTTCGAGTGCCATCATCAAATCCATATGAACCCTGCTTGGGCATATGCAAAAGATTATCTGGTTAAGAGATGAATTTGTATGAAAGTAAGAATTACTCATTTAGACGGCAAGCTTCCAAATCTTGCCCTAATGAAGTTATCTGCTTGGCATAAAAAACAAGGCGACCAAGTATATTTCAGCAAATCAATACAAAAGGAACTTTGGGAGGGAGATTACGACAGAGTATATGGAAGCTCAATCTTTGCTTGGAGCAAGCCAGCAAGAGACTTGTTTCTAGCAAACTTCCCAAACGCAACCATTGGGGGAACTGGATCGGGTAAAGTTCAGACCATAGAGGAAATTACTGGGACAGATTTTGATGAATACGATTATTCAATATATCCATCATTCAAGCAATCAATAGGCTTTAGCCAAAGAGGTTGCCGTCTAAAATGCTCGTTTTGTGTTGTGCCAACGAAAGAGGGAAGAATAAGAGACAATTCATCAATAAGGCAAATTTGGAGGGGCGAGCCGTACCCCAAGCAAATTATATTACTAGACAACGATTTTTTTGGGCAACCAAGCTGGAAGCAAAAGACAGAGGAGATTCTAGAAAACGATTTTGAGGTTTCATTCAATCAAGGGATAAATGTTCGCTTAATTCACAAAGAGGGAGCGAATGAATTGGCGAAGATAAAATATAGGGATGACCAGTTTAAGAGCAAAAGAATCTACACGGCTTGGGACAACAGAAAAGATGAGGCCATATTTTTGCGTGGGATAAATACGCTTATGGGTGCTGGGATAAAGCCACAACATATTATGGTTTATTTTCTTTGTGGATATTGGCCGGGTGAAAAATTTGAGGACATTTATTACAGATTCGAGACAATGGATAAAATGGGATTATTGCCCTATCCAATGGTATATAATAACGACAACCCAGAGCTAAAGAAATTCCAAAGGTGGGTGATCCGTAGATACTACAAGTTTATACCTTGGGAGGACTATTCTAATGGTGGCGATTCATATTCTAAAAAGTATGAGAACCAACTAACCCTTGCGATATGAACCAGATTGATGAGGCCAAGAACTTCGCTCGTCTTTTGTTTGAGCCAAGGGAACAACTCTCAATCCCAGAATGGGCGGAGAAAAACCTAACCCTCTCGGCTAGGGTAACAAATATACCCGGTGCGTATTCGACAACGCTCACGCCCTATGTCCGTGAACCCCTAGAGGCTTTTGGCGATGATTCGATTCGTAGGGTGGTGCTGGTATGGGGGGCACAAACAAGCAAGACCACGACGATTCTAGCTGGCCTAGCGTACCGAATAGCAGAACGACCTTGTCCCGCTTTGTGGGTGATGCCTAGCGAGCATTTAGCCAGATCATTCACAGAAACTAGATGGTTGCCGATGATTGACGATTGCCCAGCCCTAGCAAAAGAAAAGCCCGATAACACCGACAAAATCAAAATCCTAGAGCAACACTTTAAGCGATGCTCGGTGTGGTGGGCTGGCACAAGCCCCTCGGCTCTTTCCAGTCGCTCGATTGCGTTGCTCTGTATGGATGAGGTGGACAAGTTCCCAGAGCAAGCAGGGTCGGGGCGAGAAGCAAACCCAGTTCAATTAGCAGAGGCACGAGTCAGCACCTACCCAAACCATCTCATCATAGCAACCAGCACCCCCACAACTGCCGACTCAATCATTTGGAGCGAATGGCAGAAGGGGGATATGCGTTTCTACTTTGTCCCTTGTCCTCATTGTGGGCATAAGCAGAAACTGGTCTGGGGGCAAGTGAAGTGGGATGAGGCCGCCAAGATCGAGGATGGCGTTTATGATTTTAAGCTGGTTAAATCCTCGACTTATTACGAGTGCGAGGAGTGCAAGGGAAAGATTACAGATGGACAGAAAACCAAGATGCTCCGAGAAGGCGAATGGAGGGCAACCAATCTGAAGGGCGAACCAGCCAGACGCTCCTATCATCTCAATGGCCTATATGCCCCTTGGGTATCCTTTGGAAGTTTGGCGGTGAAGTTTCTGCAAGATAAGCACAATGGAATCATAGGGCTACAAGACTTCGTGAACCGAGTTCTAGCCGAGCCTTGGATGGAACACGAAAGCGAGAAGATGGAGATTGTGGCTGGTGACTACAAGATGGGTGAAGTCAGAGTTAATGAGAAGCTGATTATGTCGTGCGACATCCAAGAGGCGGGGGGCTTCCACGCTTGGTGCGTTGTTAGGGCTTGGGACATTGAGGGAAGATCGAGGCTTGTATGGGCTGGAAGGCTTGAGACTTGGGGAGACATCCAAGCCAAGGCCGAGGAGTTTGGCGTAGAATCAAAATGCGTTTTCTGCGATTCGGGCGATCAAACCAGAGATGTTTATTATAATTGTTGTAAGAACGGCTGGATGGCATTGGTGGGTTCAGACCGCACTAGCTTCTCTGAAATTGTGGGGGAGCAAAAGCTACAACGCCCCTACGCTCGAATTGCCAATGGTGACCCCTTTAGTGGTAAGGCAGTTCAATCGAGGGCAGGGTGGAAGTGGAAGTTCTGCCCAGTCTGGCGGTGGTCGAACCCATCAATCAAAGACATCCTCTCCAACCTAATCAAAGAACCCGGCTACATAGCCTTAGACACGCCCGATGTTTGGCGAGTTCATATCGAGGCAGAGGTGAAGGTGCGGGTGAAAAACCCTATGACTGGAAGGGAAAGGCTTGTATGGAAGCAAGTCGGAAAGCATAATCATTTGATGGACTGTGAATGTATGAACATCGTGGGTGCGGCCTTGTATGGGCGATTGAAAGTCTCCCCTGCAAGTTTGACAGAAAGTGAGTTTGATAATGGCGAAGGGTGATTTCATTGGGCTACCCCTTGCCACCTTAACTTCTCTTCGTGATAAGTATATCACTTGTCTTGAGGCGATAGCGGTGGCGGGTTCAAGCTATTCGATAGCTGGACGCTCTTTCTCAAGGGCGAATCTCGGTGAGGTAAGAGATACGATTATGGAGCTAACTCTAGCCATTCAGCAAGCTACTGGTACTAGGGTTCGCACAACCTACGCAAACTTCGGCTCGTGAAAAAAGCCTCTCTCAATCTGATCGACAAGGCGATTGCCTTTGTAAATCCTCAAGGTGCAGTTGATAGGCTTGTTGCTCGTCAAAGGATTAAGAACTTCGAGTACGATGCGGTAAAGTATTCAAGGCAACGCAAGGGGCCGAGCCAGTTGTCTGGTGCGGAAGATTACCAGAGTAATTATGACCGAGTAGAGCTGATGAAAAGGGCGAGGGACTTGGCAGAGAATGTTGGCCTTGTCCGCTCCATCCTAATGAAGTTTGCAAGCCATACCGCCGCCAACATTTCCTACCAAGCCCGAACCGAGAACCCAGAAGTCAATACAGAGGTTGAGATGTATTGGGCAGAGTGGTTCGATAAATGCGACATCACCACAAGGCATACCGGTTCAACACTTATGCAAGTGGCGATGATGTCGATGTTGCGAGATGGTGATTTTCTTTTCGTTTTAGTACGAGATTCAGATGGCAACCTAAAAATACAAGGCATTGAGGGTGATAGACTTGGCGACCCATTCAAAGTTTATACTAGCTCGGAGTTAATTGGTGGAATCCATATCGATCAAAAGACTGGTTCACCCACAGCTTACGACATTTACAGCCGAAGCATTGGCGATATGTACACCTACCAAGTAACGATTCCCGCAAGCCAAGCCTTCCACTTGTTCGACCCACTCCGCATTGACCAATACCGAGGAATCTCTGCTTTCCATACCGCAATCAATGACGCAACGGATATTCACGAAATCGTAGGATTCGAGAAGATGTCGGCCAAGGTTGCCTCTAGCCAGAGTGCAATCATAAAGCGGAACAACAACAATGCCTCCGACCTCTCCTCGCTCACAAACGACCAAGACATTAACGGAAGCCCAATCAAACTAGAAGCGATTGAGTCTGGTAAAATCTCCTACCTAGAACCGGGTGAGGATATAGTGTTTCCAGATGGGCCGAGCCGTCCCTCTGGTGCATTCGCAGAGTTCCACAAAATTCTTTTAAGGAACATTTGCCTTGGCCTCGGCATCCCTTACAGCTTCGCAGTAGACCCTTCCTCTATGAGTGGCCCAACCGCCAGACTTGAGATGCAACAAGCAGGGCGAACCTTCCGCAGATACCAAAAACTACTTGAAGACAAAGTTCTCCGACCCATTAAAAATATCGTAATTGCAGACGCAGTTGCAAGGGGATTGGTTGAGGATAATGTTGGGACAAGAACAACTAGGGGTATATTTAATTTCGGGCCAAATGTCTCCATAGATTTATCACGGGATAGTGCCTCTTCGATAGCCGAGTTTAAGACTGGCTTGCGAACTGCCGCAGATATTTATAGTGAACGAGGCCAAGATTTCGAAAGCTCGCTACGACAAAGGGCACAAGAAGCTAGTTTCATTAAGAAGCTATCCAAAGAATACGACATCCCAGCGGTGGCGATATCAGACATCGTTGAGAGCTTGGTTTATGCACAGCAAGCCGCAGAAAGATCGGGACAAGGACAAGCAAACCAGACCGAGGAAGGCCAGCCAATCCAAGACATCTCACTCAATGGTGCTCAAGTTAGTTCTCTCATCAACATAATCAATGCGGTTGCCGCTGGTGCTTTGAGCAAGGAGGGTGCGGTTTCAGTCATCACATCGGCCTTCCCAACAATTTCAAGAGAGCAAGCAGTTCTAATTGTTAGCGGGATACAAGAGGGGAATATCATTCCGACTACAAAAGAGGAACGCATTGCAATCCAGAAAGAGGAAGGCGGGGATACTTCGGGAAGCTCAACATCCCCAGCCCCAGAACCCACTATTCCCACGACCGCCCCTGCTGGCACTTCTCAAAAAAAAAGTAATTTAGAGATTCTGGAAAGCCTAGACCCCGCATCTATCAAGATGCTGATTGAGGGGATGATGGGTGGCATTGAGTTGGCAAAGTATGATGGAATTGATTTTACCCCACCACAAGGGGCTAGGGATGCCGCTAAAAGAGCCTTGGATGTGCGGGAAGGCAAGCCATCTAGCCAACGAGGAATGACCCCGGTGGGCATCGCTAGGGCGAGGGATTTGCAAAATGGGGTTAAGATGTCGCCCGACACAATTCGCAGAATGAAAGCCTTTTTCGATAGGCACGAAGTCGATAAGAAGGGTGCAACTTGGGATGAGCAGGGCAAGGGCTGGCAAGCGTGGAATGGATGGGGTGGAGATGCTGGTTATGCTTGGGCGAGAAAAGTCGTTGGGCAGATGGAAGCAAGGGACAAGAAAGAATTGGCAGAACCATCCGCTTACCCAATCGCAACTCAAGACATCAAAACCAATCTAGCCAATAGGCAGACAGCGGTTGATGATGCGAACTACGGCCCAGCCAATCCGAACGAGCCAAACGATGCTTACTGGAAAGCCAAGGCAGACGAGTTCCAAGGTGATGTAGCCACGGCAAAGAAGATGCTTTGTGGTAATTGTGCGGCCTTCGACCAGAGGAGCAAGGTTCTGGGGTGCATTAAAAAGGGCATCGGAGAGGACGCAAACGAAGTAGCTATTGGTGGCGATCTAGGCTACTGCGAGATTTTTGATTTTAAGTGTGCGGCCAAAAGGACTTGTGACGCTTGGATTGTTGGCGGGCCGATTACGGACAAGAAAGAAGAACTAGCCCGACCAGTCTCCCAAACCCCAGCCCCTCCCAAGGAACGAATCAAAGGCTCAAAGGAGAACCCCAAAGGCACAGCATCGACCAGAAGCAAAGCTGGTGACATAGAGATTTCAGCCGAGAACGAAGAGGCTTTGAAGAACAAGATTGCCGAGTTCAAAGATAAGCACCCCTCAAGGAAAGTCCCCACCCTTGGAGCATTGAAGAAAGTGTTTCGCAGGGGAGCAGGTGCGTTTTCTACCAGCTTTAGGCCAACAATTACCGGGGGAAAGCCCAACTCACGCAACGCTTGGGCGATGGCTAGGGTGAATAAGTTTCTCAAGATGGCTGGTGGTGGAGAGGTTAAAGACTCTTACCGCAAGGCAGACGGCGATCTCCTTTGACATAATCTAGGCATTTATGCCTTTACCCCTACCTTCCGCAGACGAATCAGAACAAGACTTTGTTTCTCGCTTTATGGGAGACGAAGAAGCAATATCCAAGTTTCCAGACGAAACACAAAGGGCGGCGGTTGCCTATTCTACTTATAGGGACGAGGAGATGGAGGAAATGGAGCTAGGTGGAGTTTCAATTTTGGAGGTGGGAGAGGCCAAAGGACACGACCTTTTCGTGGATAAAACGAGCCTAGAGACTGCCCTCAAACTTATGGGAAGTGCCAAGAACGGCGTGAAGGTCAAGATGAACCACGGAAGCGGATTGGAGGCGGTTGTAGGGTTTGCCAGAAACCCCCGCATCGAAGGGGATAAGCTGGTTGCAGACCTTCGCCTTCTCCGCAACTCGCCCCACTACGGATTGATTAAAGAGATGGCATCCGAAGCCCCCGACCAGTTCGGCGTTTCCCTTGCCTTTGTGAATGAGTCCGAGACCATCAACGGCAAGGACTACATTCGCCCCCAGAGCATCGCCTCTGCTGATTTAGTTTCCTCCCCTGCGGCCACCAATGGCCTCTTTGAAGAAATGGTAAAGTTTATGGAAAAGCTGGGATATGTAAGCGGAGGAAAGACAATCCCAGCC